CTAGACACCAACCAAGCAATAAGAGAAGATCAAAGAGGATTTAACGTAATTGCTTGTCCAGGTTATCCAGAAGCAATACAAAATATGATTAACTTAAACACTGACAGAAATAATACAGCATTTATTGTTGGTGATACACCAGCTAGATTAGTTGGTACAGCTACAACAATTACTGACTGGGCAAATAATACAGCATCAGCTTCTGATAACGGTGAAGACGGATTAGTAAGTGCAAGTGATTACTTGGGCGTATTTTATCCTTCAGGACAAACAACAGACAACAGTGGAAACACAATTGTTGTTCCACCAAGTCACATGATGCTAAGAACATTAGCTAACAACGATAACGTAGCATATCCATGGTTTGCACCAGCAGGTACAAGACGTGGTGTTGTAGACAATGCAACAGCAGTTGGATACGTTGACGCAAGTGAAGGTGAATTTAAAACAATATCTGTAACAGAATCAGTAAGAGATTCAATGCATGATGTTCAAGTTAATCCAATTACTTTCTTCTCAGGATCAGGGATTGTAAACTTTGGTAACTTAACAAGAACTTCAGCAAGTTCAGCATTAAATAGAATCAACGTTTCAAGATTAGCAGTATATTTAAGAACACAATTAGATGCAATTGCTAAACCATTTATTTTTGAACCAAATGATGAACTAACAAGAAATGAAATCAAACAAGCAGTTGAAGGATTTATGTTAGAACTAGTTGGACAAAGAGCGTTGTATGACTTCTTAGTAGTTTGTGATGATACAAACAACACACCTACAAGAATAGACAGAAATGAGCTTTATGTTGATATAGCAATTGAACCAGTGAAATCGGTTGAATTTATTTACATACCGTTAAGAATTAAAAACACAGGAGAAATTGCAAAATTAGGACAATAATTTTTCGATAAATAGGAGAGAAACATATGGCAATATCAACATTATCAAAATTTACAGTACCTTTAAGCAACGATCAAAGTTCAGCATCGCAAGGCTTGTTGATGCCAAAACTACAATATCGTTTTAGATGTGTATTGGAAGGTTTTGGAGTATCAACACCAAGATCAGAATTAACAAAACAAGTAGTTGATGTTACGAGACCAAACTTAACGTTTGATAAAGTAACACTAGATGTTTACAACTCAAAAGTTTATATGGCGGGTAAACATACTTGGGAACCAATTACAATCACATTAAGAGATGATGTTAACAACTCAGTTACTAAACTAGTTGGTGAACAAATTCAAAAACAATTTGATTTCTTCGAACAAGCATCAGCGGCATCAGGTATTGATTATAAATTTGTTACAAGAATCGAAATGCTAGATGGTGGTAACGGATCAACTGCACCAAATGTATTAGAAACATTTGAGTTATATGGTGCATATGTTGAATCAGTAAATTACAATACACTAGCATACGGAACCTCAGATCCAACAACTATCACATTATCAATAAGTTACGATAACTGTATACAAACACCAAGAGGTACAGGAATTGGTACAGCAGTGGCAAGAACTATTGGTACACTAGCAACCGGTGGTTAATAAGAATTAGAATTAGCATTTATAATACACGAAAAGCGTCTTTATAGGCGCTTTTTTTGTGACTATAAATAACAGTATGCCAAAGATAAACGACTTCTTACAAGGGTTCCAAGATAACCTTCCCGGAATGAAAGACTTCCGGCACGCATCACGATTATACTTAGATGACAATTATAAGTTGATGCCAAAACAGAAGTTTCTGTTTCATGTAGTAATCAGCACAGACGAGACTTTATTCTTTAACGGCTTTAATCCAAACGAACGACACGAACTTAATATGTTAGTTAAGGCATGTGACTTACCTAAGTTTAATATGGGTCTTGAAGAGAAACATCAATATAATAAAAAGTTCTATCTAGCAACACGTATTCAATATGAAGCAATAAACATAACATTTCATGATGATCATGCCGATACTATTAATTCTTTTTGGAAAAAATATTATGAATATAACATAGCAGACGGTGTATCTATGAATAGTGATCTAACAATCTCAGATACCAAAGATGATTATTACGATAACTTTGAAACAAGAGCAACTAATAAATTTGGAATGGATACTCCCAAACAAACCAAAAAACCTTATTTAAAAAATATAGAAATATTTCTATTACATAAACAAAGATTTACATCAATGACTCTTGTAAATCCTGTAATTGGCTCTTTTAATCATGATAATCTAGACCAGACGGACGGGCAAGGGATTTTACAAAATACAATGCAAGTTATGTATGAAACTGTACTTTACAAATCGGGAATAATCAATAAAAATAATATTCCGGGTTTTGCAACAATACATTATGATCACGAACCTTCTCCTTTAACTGTATTAGGTGGTGGAACAAATAGTGTTTTTGGACCAGGCGGTATTGTAGACGGTATTGGCTCAGTAATGAAAAATGTACGGGGTGGCAATATTCTAGGTGCAATATTAAGTGCATCAAATACATATAACAATGCTAAAAAAATGAAAAAGAAAGATGTTAAAGCAGAATTAAAAGGTCTCGGAAAAAAAGGTATTTTAGAAGTTGGTAAACAAGCAGGTACAATCACAAATCCGATTGGAGCATTTGCTGTTGGACAGGCGGCAGTGGCAGGTATTGCAATAGCGACAGCTAAAGGTATTGTTGATAACAAAAAAAGACAAAATAGCACTGTCTTAACAACTCCTTCAATGGATACAAAAAACGTCCTTAGTGCAAACGAATCATACAATCTTGTTATAGCAGACAGTAATGTTAAAAATGAAATAGCGTCTGGTTTATATTATAAAGATATCGGGTCTAGAAAAGGACTAACTGTTGCTGAATCCGATGTTGAATATACTGCTTCATCGGATACAACTAAAACAGTTTATAAAAATAAAGCAAATACTGATATAAGAAAACTTGTTACAGAAGGATATATAAAAATTAACAGAGAAACACAGGATGTAAGTATATCAACTGAGAAGGCAACATTATAATGACAGACTTCTATACAAACTTACCACCAAAAGAAAAAGGTGAGTTAGATAAAACAATTGAAAAACTAACCACAATAAATTACCAATCAGATTATCAATTTAACGTTGGTGAATATGATGCAACAATAGCCTTTTTTGTTAAAAGAGGGTTTACTAGAACAGCGGCAGAATCCACTGCTTATATAATAATGGCACAGGCAAAAATTGACAGTATAAAACCTCAAGAGATTTTAGATAAATTAACTTATGCTGATCCAGCTCAACTTTCTGAACTAATAACAATCATACTAAATGCTAATAGATACAAGTCCAGCAGATTGGGTGTAAGACAAACGCTTATTACAAAGGAAACTGTGTCTAGAAATATAATAGACTAATGTTACCAAGATTCGCTAGAGGAAAATTTGCTTTTAAAAACCAAGAAAAATATGTTGGATTAAAAACGCCAACATATCGAAGTAGTTGGGAACACGCTTTCATGAGATTGTGTGATGAACATCCTAACGTATATAAGTGGGCAAGTGAGTCAATTAAAATACCTTATAGACATCCTTTCACAGGAAAGTATACAATTTACGTTCCTGATTTTTTTGTTGTTTATAATGATAAAAACGGACGTAAACACGCAGAACTAATTGAAGTAAAACCTATGTCACAGACTACTATGGAAATGGCTGGAAAAAGTATGGGTAAAAGAAAACAAGTAGTGATAAATCAAGCGAAGTGGGAGGCGGCAAGTGCTTATTCCAAACAACACAAATTACGTTTTAGAGTAGTATCAGAAGATCAATTATTTCATAACGGTAAACGTAAGTAAATAAAACAATGACAAAGAAATTAGAAGAAATTTTAAATTTACCAAACATTAAAGAAGAATTTAAAAAGGTAGATAAAAAAGAAAAAGAAATTAAAGCCACTCAAAGCAATGGTGTTCAAAAAAATGTTGACCCAACAACTGCAAAAAATTTAGAAAAAACGTATGCTGAATTTGATAAAATTGCGGCCTCATTACCCCAAGTAAAAGGACTAGGAGAAATGGGAGATTTAGAGCTAGATAAACTGGCTATTGAAGCTGAAGAGTCATACAAAACGTTAATGGACTTAGGTATGAACGTCGACTCCCGTTATTCAGGA